GTTAGCCATTACTCGTCAGAGTCTTCGGCTGTCATGTCACGGCGCGCGTATTTGCGCTTACCGGACTCATCAGCTTTTACGTCCCGACGTTTGTACGCGCGCTTTTTGCGTTCTGGTTGCGGCGTCTTGATCTCATCCTGAATCTGCTCAGAAAGCTGAGCAACCTCCTCCTGAACACTGTCATCGTAACGGGCAAGTCGCAGTGCGACCATCGCCCTTGCGTAACCCTTCGGCTTCGTGAACGGCGTGTCCTTCTTGCGAAACCGTGTGGTTCTGGTGGCGATCAGCTTTACATTCATTCGAATCGGCTCCATAAACAAAAAAAGGGGGTCGGCAATTTAAGCCGACCCCCTCAAATTAAGAACTACCCCGAGGGGAGAAGATACCGGAGTAGTCCCTAAGGATTACGTGAGTGCAGCAGAGCTGTACGCCACGCCAGATACATACTGAACGGCCTCATCGCGGCGACGCTTCCAGTTGATGAACCGCTCTGCCTTGAGGGCAATGCTGTTCGTCTGGTACATCGACACGAGCGAGGTGCCCGTGGCAGTTGCACTGTTGTTGGTCGGCGCGTTGTCCATCTCCAGCGATGCCTCGCGGCTCGCATCGATCACGACCTGACCGTCATCGGCCAAGAAGATGTCCGACGCGTTGACGAGAATCAGGAGCGATCCGCTGGTATCCGCCGGAACGTATTCCGTGGTGATAACCGGCAGACCCACGAAGGTTCCGCCGAGCATCGTGATACCCGGGAAGGACGACTGGCCCAGCTCATCGCGCATCATCGACAGGGACAGAGCCGTGCCGGACGACATGATCCACACACCCGAGGTCGGGGTGAGGTTCGCCGCAATGAACGCAGCCATGACCGCTTCGACGTCCGTGCGCACGTCGGAAGCCGACGCACCCGAAGACACGATTGGAGTCAAGCCGTTGGTGATCGACGCCGGAGATACGCCAGAGACGGCGACCTTGGCCGGATCGATGAAGTCGATGTCCAGACGCGCACGAAGCGCATCCGCCAACGACTGACGCACGATGGCGTCTGCAGACGGATTGGAGAAACGAGCCAGCTCTTCGGTGATAACAGCAATGTTAGCCACCTTCGAGAAGCCCATCGTCACTGCTTCGAAGTCGAGCTGAGTGAGCGGCTTAGGCGCACCCTGTCCAACCCAGTAACCCGATCCACCGCTGGTCTGCGCGAGCATACGAACGTTGAACGGAACCTGACGCAATGCCGGGATACCGTTGGCACCGAACTTGCCGAGGATCGTCTGCGGACGCAGGAATTCAATGAACTCCGACGCGAGCGTCTGATACTCAACAAACGGTCCAGCCCACGTTGCATCCGTGGTCGTGCCGGCAGCCACTGCTGCCTTGAGGACCGTGTGGATACGCGGATTGTCCGGGTATCGAGCGCGAGCGATCTCCAAAGCGCCCATCGTGTTGCCCTTGGCCGCTGCAAGGCAGCGTACATAGCGTGCGAACTCGATGCCCTTCGGCAGTACCGGCTCAACGGTGATGTGGCGAGCGCCGACGTCGCGCGAATGCGAACCCTCATCGGCGGTCGTGCCTTCAACCACTTTGGCCTTTGCGGCCTGTGCGGTCTCAAGGCGATGCAGACGATCCAGATGCTTGTCGACAACTGCGACATCAGCCTCCAGCTCGTCATATTTCTCCGCTTCGCTCTCATCGAGCGTGCGGCCTTCGTCGGAAGCCTTGGTCATCAAGGCCTCCAGAGCTTCTGCCGAAGCCATACGCTTCGCTTCGAAACTCTTGATTTGATCAGCAATCTTGTCCATGGATGTGCCCTCCCGGGCTCAATTTGGATTGGTGTTGTTCCCGAAACGCCGGGAGTTGGTTTTCAAACGCAAAGGACGCCCCAGCCGCAGTGCCTAACGCGGCGCAGCTGATGTGTCCTGCTGTTTTGAACGGTGCTGCCTGCGGAATGCAGGCAATGGAACGCGCGTTACGAGAACGCCGGTCCTGATTCTTTACAGATAAACGACACCCTTCTTAGTGGGTGTGACGGCCTTTTGTACGGGCCTGTCCAGATGGACGACGCGGAAACCGCCGGATGCGGCGCGCAACTGCATGTCCATCGACTTTATGGCAGTAACTGTTGCTTCTTGGTTGGCGGCGATGGTGACGCTGCTCAGTTCCAAGAGCATGTAACGAATGAAGCGAGTACCGAACGAGCCTTCGATGCGCGCCGTTTCCAGCGGTCGAAAGCCAATCGACAGTCCACGTACCAGACCCGACTTGATGTCGGCCCACGATTCGTTAAGACGATCCGCCCACGATTGCGGCGCACCCTCGTAGGGCTTGACCAGTCGTGCGGTGATGAAGATGCCGTCCTTGGTAACCTTGGCCTTGGTGACATGGCCAATCGGTTTGTGCGGATCGTGCTGCGACAGAAATGGAATCGGCAGCTTGAACTCCGCGCCCTTCGGCTCCACCACATCGTCCATCATGTCCGTCGCGGGGGTTGTGGCAATGCCCTCAACCTCGCGCTTTTCATCATCCAGACCGCGTATTTCTAAAACTGAATAGGCGCGATTCATAAAGAGAGACCCCCAAATAAAAAAGGCCACACGAGGTGGCCTTTGGAAAAAATGTGTCGGACGTTAATTATCAGGACCGTATGTGCTGTAGTATTCGCTGGCGGTAGTAGTGCAGGTTGTGTACGGTGACACAGGGGCCGTATCGGTATTCCAGTAGGGCCAGATGGGCGCCGGGTACCAATACACACGCGGCTCAGAAATTTCGTCCATCTTGCGACGAATGAGCGCGATATCACCCTCATCGAACGACTTCTTGCCGTCCATGAATCCTTCAAGCCACATACGAAAGTCTTGATTAGTCATCGATCTCCCTCAATTGATCATGGATCATGCGGCGAACTTCGCACTGATTTGCGACGTTTCACCGGGTTTTTCGGCTTGGGCACCCATGGCTTCTGCTTCTTGGGCTTCTTCTTTTTATCCATCAGTCGGTCCTCAAACGAAATGCACCTTGTATTCCGGTGGTCCTTTGGCGATCAACGCCCGACCCATTGCCATGATCAGCGCCACCGGTCCATCGATCTTGTGATCGAGTGCCTCGCGACGCGGATAGATGTTGTCTTTCGCATCGATTTTGGCGACCACGTTACCCATCATCCACGTCATCGCGCGGTTGCCGTCGTGCCAGAGCCGCCCATCGAGGATCAACGCCTCGACCTCTTTCATGGGCTCGCTCAGGTTGCGCACGTTCTGCGGAAAGTCGATCACCGGGATGCGCGACTTCTGCAGCCGCGTCAACAGGTAACTGGCCTGTGTCGGGTCAAACCCGGCATCCTGCAGCGAGACCCGCTTGGCAATATCGATGATGTCCTGTTCAATAAACTCTTGGTCTGTCATGTTGCCGTCAGTGGCAATCATCTCGCCGCTGCTGACGAACTCGCGGTATTTCTCATTCTCTTCGAGCGCCGATTCCGGCACGTAAAAACGTGGGATACAGAAATACTGGCTGTTCTTCTCGAACAGACACACCAACGCTGCGACGTCGATCTTGGACGCCAAGTCCACCCCGAACCAGCAGCGGCAGCCGGCAAAATCCTTGATCGACATCGTCTTCTTCTGGCGCTGCCACGCGACCATGTTCATCCATGCGGTCTTGGCACCAACCCAGTCGTTGAGATGCTTGGTACGGAACGAGTTCTGCTTGGATGCTGAGCGACGCGCCTGTGCCAGCATGGCATGCAGGAAGTCCGGAAATACCGAAACGTTGTAGTTCGGATTGGCCTTGATCAGACTGGCCGGATCGTCCCACGCATCCTCCGGATCGATACCGTACATGATCGCGAATTGGGTTTCGTCGATCTCGGCGCCTTCCAAGATCCGGATGCAGTCGCGCCGTTTCTCATAACAGGGGCCGCCCAGATTGCTGCCGGCTGTGGTGATGATCGACAGCATCGGCTGTTCACGCGCGCCCATGCCGGTCTGCATCGCATCGACCATGTGATCGGTGTCGTGCTCGTGATACTCATCCACTATGGCCGCATGCGGGCTCGCGCCATCACCGGGCTTGCCGATGACCGTTTCAAATCGGGACATGTCTTGGAGGACATACATCGTGCCGGGATTGATGGGATTACCGGCCAGCTCGATGCCGCGACGATCACGGTAACGAGTCATCTGCTTCATCATCTGCCATGCAGGGCGAAACACCTCCATGGCTTGCTTTTCGCTCGTTGCACCGGAATACACTTCAGCTCCGGTTTCACCATCGGCAGCGAACAGATACAGTCCGCGTGCTGCTGCACGGGTCGATTTTGCATTTTTACGAGAAATCTCTTCGTATGATGAGCGGAATCTGCGCAGCCCCGTCTCGCGATGCACCCAGCCGAATAATTGACACTCGGCAAAACACTGCCACGGCTCAAGCCTTAGCTTCTCGCCACGCGCTGCCCAAGCACCTTTGACGTGAGGCAATGTCT